CGGTATCGCGCGTTGGTATGAGCGTGTCAAAGTTTTGCGTCGTTTCAGGGACGTGGTGATTGATATGCAACATCAACCACCGTAAGGAGGGAGTTTTGTTCCAGCTTTCAAATAGACTTTTTCTAGGAACTGGTAGTAGTGCTTTCGACGGGTTGGACAAGGTTGGACGGGGAAGTTGACATATGTGTCATAACACCAAGCGTAATGGTCATATCTCTGAGGTAAGTCAAGAGAGTAACTGCCAAGCTCTTGGTTTGCTAGTTGTTTTTCAATTTTCATCTGCATTTCGGCTGTGATGCCGTATTGTCGTTCAACAAGTTCACGTGTGCGCTTGCCTATTGGCTGGGCGACCACGCCGCGACTTGCGACGAATGTGTCAATGTGGTATGAATCAAAGAAATCATATGATTTTTTCGTTATTTTCACATGTTTTGTGAGCTCAAGGATACGAGCGCACGCCACAGTTACTATTGGACACCCATTGTACAGGTGCAGGGCACTTTGTGCCTTTGCCTTAAGTAATTCAAGTGCAGTAGTATCACTGCAATTCATATACTTTCTCGGCAACCATGATAACTTCATGAGTACTTCAATTGGGTCGTTGACAATGATTTGTTCTTCATGGTCAAATACCATTCCACAGAATGATGCTTCTGAAATATCGGTGACATTGTCTATTTTCAACGAAAAGCCATACGATTCCATTTGGGCAGATGTGGGCGCCTTCACATTTTCTGGTATGCGAAAAAGGCCATCGTCACCCTCGACGAATCCTGGTACGTTGTCAAACATGTCATCCCATGTGGCTCCGTTCTGGTGAAGTGCAAACATGAATAGAACAAGATTTGACCAGCCGTTTCCTAAACTGGTGTTCATCTCGCCACTCATCCTGACACCTTCAACGAAGGCCTTGAAAAGATTTCCAACTTTTATGTTATTTTTAGAACATATTAACATGTCCCATAGGCCCATAAACCTGTCTGAGTCTCCACTACAAAGACGTCCGGTCATATAACGATAGAGAGGTCGCTCTATCGCCCACATTATATCCGGGGTAAAATGTGCTTCAAATGAGGTATAGTCAGTGCAAACATAGTGGCCCCCCTCAACATACAACCTATCTATGATGGCCCTGGGCCGATCTGCGACAGGAGTATATTTAATAAACCACGGGAGTTTACACACGACTTTCTCAATTGCACTGAATATAGGTCCAAATTGGTTCTTAGACCAGTCAGCGCGCGCGTTTATTAGCCTACACGGCTTTGGTAAGGGATACGCTTCATCCTTGACGTGTGCGTCAACGGAGGTAGCCCTCGAAATTGCCTTTCTTAGC